CAGCCATGGTCAGTGCTGAAGCAACGTCAGCAGAGCACATGATGATGTTGCCCTTTCCACGACGAGTTCTCTGAGCGATTGCGTTAGCATCACGCTCAATCTGGAACAGAAGACCCTTGAACTTCTCAACAGACCAACGACCATTGGAGTCGATGTCTAGGTCGAAAATACCAGGAGTTGCAACGTTTTGTACAGCACCTTGCTCAGCAACCTTATAGATGGTTCTGATAACTTCGCGGTTGATCTCGGCAAGAATCTCAGTTGAGAGAATGTTTGCGAGTTCCGCTTCAGCATTCAGACCATGGATTGCCTTAAGGTCTTGAGCAAGCTCAAGTGAGTACTCAGCCTTCAGTGCGCGTGACTTTGCAGTAACAGTAACTTTCTCGATCGAGAAAGCCATCTGGTTGAATGCATCATTCGCAGAACCGTCAAGGTTCTCTGCATCACCGGTGACCATTCCTTGGCCTACATTATATCCAAGTGATGAACCAGTTCCAACTGGGTTTAATACGCTTGGATTGCTACCCGATTGAGTGGTAGTACCCATACCAACGTTGGCATCGGTAAATCCAGCAGATTCGTCAAATCCATAATCCTGACCAGAGAATGCACTATCAGCTTCATTATAGAAGGCTTCACTTCTTGCGCCTTCTTTGTAGTACTGAGAACGCATTGCAAAGATGAGTCCAGTAGGACCACTCATTGGTTGAACGCCAGCGAGGTCATAAGCGACCAGGTTAGGCATTGAACGTCTGATCAGTGAGATCAGAACGGGATCGAAACCAGCGTTAGGACCAGCAGCAAGACCAGCACCACCACCGAAACCACCACCAGCACCAGCAGCGTTAGCTGACATGGTTGGTGATTCCATTAAGTTGGATAGATTTCCAGCTTGGAATGACTGCTCTTCTCTTAAAAATCTTTCTTGGTTTTCTAGCAGGACAGCGGTTACAGCCTTACGATGCGAATCTTTGATTGGATCAAGACCCTCATAGTTGAGGAGAGGTGCCCACTTTTCCTGCAGATGCTCGGAATGGAACATTTGCTTTTTACCTTTTACTAAAGTGCGTTTTTGTGTTTGAATTATATTAAATTCAATTATTTGCTGAATGCTGAAAGAGTCTTCAGATAAGCAGCCATTGAATCAGAAACATGTTCTGGTGTCATTTCGGTGCTTTCCGATAGAGTTTCAGTTTTAGCCAATGGAGAAACTACTCTTGAAGGAAAATATGATTCCTTCAATGTCTCCAGTTTTTCACGATATTCTATTTCACTTTCAAACTCAACACTTTCGGCAAGTGAAGCGAGCTTGTCTTTCTGAGTGTCTGCAAGACCATCAGCGACCTGTTCAAAGATTCCATCAGCAACCGACTCTGCGAGACGCTTGTTTAGGAAAACGTTTTTCTCAATTTGCTCGTTGAGTTTTGTCTCCATATCATCAAGTTTTTCTACCATGCTCTCAAGCACATCATATTTATCTTCAGGGATTGTTACATAATGTTCTTCAAAAAGACCCTTCATTCCTTGGAGGAATGATTCGGTCATCTCGGTCTTAAGACCATTTTCGATTACGAGTGAGTTTTCATTAAACCACTCATCAGCAACATACTCTAAATAAGAGTCTACGCGCTCTGCAAGTTCAGTCTTAATTTCTTCAACTTCCTCTGCGAGAGCAACTGCATACTGCTCTTCAATTTTTTCTTGAATCTGAAAAACTTTAGAGCGAAGAGCAGCTTCGAAGATGGTACGTGCCTTATCTTGAAACTCTTCGGAAAGATTTTCGCCTTCAAGAAGAGCATTTACATCTTCATCGATGTCAAACTCTTCCTCTACTTCTTCTTCATCTTCATCTTCTTCATCATCTTCATCATCTTCTTCATCATCATTTTTGTGCTTTGCTTCTACAATCTCTTCTTCATCATATTCTTCATTCTCTTCCTCGATGAGGTCTTCATCTTCGAGTTCTTCTTCTTCTTTTACACCTTTCATTGCTTCAGCTGGCTTAGCACTCTTATTCACAACATCCTTAACTTGCTTAAGAGTTGCGCCTGGGGTTTTCAGCCTTGCCGAATCATCATCTGGACGATAATTGGAAGGATCTGGTCCTCCAAGATCTTCCCATCCTCCAGTTTGTCCTGGCGTTGCGCCAGAAAGATGTGGCATTGCATCCGCTGCTTTTGCATTAGCATTAACAGCGGTTCTGGATTGCTTTGTGCCTACTTCCATTTCTTGTAAATCTCCACGAGACATTTGAACTCTCCGTTTAACCTTACGTTATAAACTATATTTATTTATAATTTAATAAATTACAATGAGTTTAAAAACTCATTGAATAGACTCAGTTTATATTGTTCTAGAATACCTTTGTCTACATATATATTGATTTTTTTCTCAAAGTTAGCAACTTTTTGCTCTAGAACTCCATTATTCCATATCCATTCAACACCTTCCATGATTCCCTGAACAAAAGCATCAGGTGCAGAAGGATCTGCTACAATATCAGCAGCAGTTGCGAGCATAAAATCTTCGCCGACTTCTTTGTATCCTTTGCTGTTTTCTCTTAGTGATCCAATACCACGAGAAGAAACGCCAAGACATACTCCATCTTTGAGTAGAGATTCTGCAATCTTACCCATAGGAGTTGAAAGAATTTGTGCTTTGCCGATGAAATTGTTACCTTCACGACATAGTTCAACAATCTTGTGAGAAACTCTATCAAGGTTTACGGTTGGACCATCTGGGTGTCCAAGTTCACCTAAAGCACGTCCTTTTTGAACGTACTGTTCGGTATAACGCTGCACTTCTCTTTCCATAATGGACATGGGATACATACGTCCATTGCGATTTACGCATTCTGCTTGTAGGAATGGACCTTTAATATAAAGTTTTTGATTTTTTCCAGTTCCTTCTTTAAGAACTTCTACCTTTTCGATTTCTTCCGTAATGAGTTTCATCAGGCGTCTCCCGTGATTTGTACTTGTTGGTAATAGAGAGTTCCTGCGCCAGCACCATAGGCAGAAACTTTATTTGATGCTGTTACTGATGCATCTGATGGTCCAAATGCAGTTGAAATACCACTTGAATTATGTGCAACCGTCATTCTTGTATGATAATATCCATTCACTCCTTGCGTAGTATTCACTGACAAAACTTCTTTATGAGTGAAATCATAATATGATTGACCTGTTGCACTTAAGCTGACATAATCACCAACACCAAATGGAACTTGTGTTCCTTCTGGAACAGTTACGATTGTAGTAGTTCCTGTTGTTACACCAACTACACGATTAGATGCTTTAGTCAGAGCAAGAGTTGCTGTTCCACCTGCAGGAACATAATAATCAGCATTAGTTGCAGAAGGAGTTGATCCTACTGCAATATGAGCACCTGCAGTAACAGCGACAACTCTCAAAACACTTGATTGAACTGAAAATGTGGATGATGTGGATGCAGCTCCTGCAGTAAATGCAAACGATGCTCCAGCTCCAACTGGTCTATGAGCCATTATTTTTTATAGTACACTTTTAGTTATTTATAAATTGCAATTACCTACTGATTTCTTCCCAGTCCATAGATGCGTGAATATCTGCACCATTGGCATCAGAAGCACATACGATAGAAAGTTCATAAGGTGTTCCAGTTAGTGCATTTCTTTCTAACTGAAACTTAAATAATGCCTCTTTAAGAATATCTACTGATGATGAACCTTGATTGGAACCATACGTATATCCAGATGCTAGTATTCTTCCACCAGTATAAGTTCCTCCACCAATCTTATATTCAACAGAACTATCACCACCAGCATCAGTCCAAGTTCCACCATTAGATGTTCCAGATGCTCTTACTTGCCAGTTATAGGTTGCATTGTTTGTAATACCTAAAATAGAAAGTGCAGTTAGAATTACGATTGCATCTAATCTATTTGGAGTTGCTTTAAGACGAATTGATGCAACTGTATAATAAGTTCCTGCTGTTGTTAAATCAACTGGTGTTTGGACTGGTGTTCCTATTGCTTGTTGCAATCCACGAAGTTCATAACCACCCTCTGAAATTACAGTAGAACAAACTTGTTTAAGTGTACTTGCACTGGTTGTAATTCCAGTGTTTGCAATTTCATATCTTAATGGTAGTGATGCTGTTGTAATATAAGTTGATGAAATTAGGTTTGCGTGATGGAATGTGTGGCAAAGAATAAACTTACCATCAATTATAAATCCAACTCTTACATCTCCAACTCCTAACCATTCAATATCCATCCAAAAGATTTGTGCTTTGGAAATATCTAATGTAATACCTGATGTGCCAGTCCCATCTAATTTATCATATAACCAAGATGATTGTGGTATGCGAGTTTCTGATGTAATTCCAGATACTATACTTCTTTCTACAAAATTTACAGTAGAACCATCAACTTCAAAATAAATTCCATTATCTGCACCATAATATCCTGCCCTTTGACGAAGATTTGTCTTCTTGGGGTTCATTACAACTGTATTCATTACAAGTAATGATTTTCCTGGTTGATATGAGAATACTTTTGTCGTTTCTCTGATGACTGATGCGGTACTTCCCACCCCAACAGTCATATTAATCAAACCTTCTGCTGTTGAAAAACCAACTGTAGAACCACTGCCGACAATTAAACCACTCCAAAGATTATTATCTCTATATCTGTGAGATGAATCAAAAAGTGTAAGTGGAGATGATGTCCTTTGTCTACCAAATGCATCAGTTGATGTTGTAGGTAAAATAACTGATACTGTTGATGATGTAGAAATTCCCATTGTTCCAGTAACTGGAAATGGGTTTTGGAGACTAACTATTTGACCGTCACTTGTTGCAACTCCAACAACTTCAAATAGAGATCTTTCTTGATTTAAATAATCTTGAGTTGTTATATTCCACTGAGCCATTTATCAATCAATCCATTCTAACTTTGATGGGTGGTATCTTTGTACGTTTTTAATGTTAAAGTTTTTTTCCATCACTGGATAAATTTGATGAACAACTGCTCCTGGATAATCAGATTGCAGTTGCTCACCTAGTTCTCTTGGAGAAGGAACTCCAGTTTTAGTGACTAACTCTAAACGATATAGACTTCCTTGCCACATAACATCAGCAACATATCCTTCGCCGACTTGTTGTGGTTGTTCTGGTTGAGCACCAATATAAAGATTTCCTGTGAAATCGCCAGCAATATTAACTGATTCTGAGATAAATTGCTTGAAAGATTTCATATCATTCCTCTTCTTGGGCAAACATACTAGATGCTACTGTAGGACGAAATTCATCAATTTTTTCTGCTGATTTGGCAAAAAGTAGTTGTTTAATTTTATCGCTAATCTGAGAGGGTGACTCGTCAGATGCAATCATATCCATAAGATCATCCATTTTAATACCTATCAATAATCGTTTTTATTTATATCTCACCGCCTTTGGGCATTTCTACTTGTTTTCCACTTGCCTCAGTTGTTTTTCCTTGTGCTTCCAAATCCGGTTCCATCACTGGTTGACCCAAATCCATTTGTGCAGTTTGATCTAATGGTAAACCAGTTTGTGGGTCTACTGGTTGACTAGGATCAGGAATAATTCCATCTTTGATTTCTTTTTTAATAATTGCATCTTGCTCAATAATTTCAATATCAGTTTGGCGAAGAATTTTACGACGAACATAATCCTGAGAGAAGTACTTACCAACGTAAGGTTCAGCAATTTGAACCATATTTAATCTCTCGTTCAATAGCTCTGCATCCTTAAGTTCTGCAAAATGATTATCATAGAGGAAATCATACTGGATATGCTCACTCATGATCTCCCAATCTTCAGGAGTAATGATGTTCTTAAGAATTAATTGAGTTCTTAACATGTCATGGAACATATAAGAGAATCTTTTTCTCAGACGAGCAACGAACTTACTAAACTTTACTTCATCTCTTAAGATTTCAGATGAACGTCCAAGATTAAATCCACTGTCTCCACCAATTCTTGTTGTAGGAACATTTAAAGATCTATAAAGTTTTTCTTGAAAATAATTAATATCAGTAATTTCTCCAAGGTTTTGTCCACCTGGAAGTGTAGAAATTTCTGTTCCTCTACCGCCTTCACGGCGAGGCAACCAAAAATCTTCAAGCATACTCATGAATTTTTTATCATCACGGATTTCTCCCGTGTTTGCATCATAAACAAGTTTATTTCTATAACGCATCATAACATCACGAAGATATTGCTCTGCCTTTACCTTAGG